GTTCCCGAAAGCGTCGCCGTTCCTGTGGCCTGCGTCCCCGCGTCGGCGACGATCCCCCACACGGCCGCGATGCGCCGGAGCACGTCCGGATCTTCGATCCGATCGATCACGATGTTTTTGGAAAGGCGCTCGAGGTGCCCGTACACCTCATAAAGCGCGCCTCCGAGGACGCCGCCGAGCACGTAGAGGAGCGACCTCCGGACCTTGGCGCCCTCGCCCGGAAGCGCGACCTCGAGGTCCCCGCGGATTCGCGTGACGAGCTCGCGGAGCGTAGGCGTATTGAGTCCCGTGTCCGTACCCATTAGGCGAGCTCCCAGAGGAACGAAAAGCGGAGATCCTCCGCGGCGAGGCTACCCGATCCGCGCGTGACTGTCACCGCGATCGAGAGGCCGCCGCGCCCCTGGCGCTGCACCTCGACGGCGACGGACTCCGCGATCCCGTCGTCGACCATCCACGCGAGGGCCTCCTCGACATAGGACCGAGCGAGACGGAGCGTCTCCGCGGTGAGTTTGGCACGCTCGAGGAGCCATATCCTCGAGCCGAACGCGTCGTTTTGGTAGTCGGCGGAGAGGCCCTCCGCGAACCATCCCCGCAAGTCGCGCTTACCGGATCGAGTCGAGGGGAGCACGTCCCCCGGCTGAGCTCGCGCCCAGGAGAATATGGACGCCTCGACGAGCGCGCGGAGCGTAAGGCGCCGGTTGTTCGCCGGATCGACCTGGCCGAGAATCGGGACGAGGTCGATCGCGTCCGATCCGTCGAGGCGTTCCGCCGGGAGTGTGAGCACGATCGCCATTAGCGGATCGTCCCGTTTGTGTCGGAGCTCGAGCCCGGCGCCGTTGTCGCGCCGACGCCCGTAGCAGGAACCACCGTGACGGCGATCCCTGCGGAGACGACGGGCGCGACCGTCACTTGAGCGTTCGCGGTGAGGTACGTGACGATTGCGCGGCCTCGAGCGCGTTCGATGCGCTGGCGGTACTGCTGGATCGTCTCCGTGTTGACGTTCCGCGGCGCCTCCGCGTCGACGGCCGCGAGGATCGCGTCCCCAAGTGCGTTACCGCTAAGCGCCATGCTGCGTCAAGCCTCCGCCCGTAGCACGCTCGAGCCGCTCCCGAGCGATGCGTAGGTCTGACCGGTGTACGGGTCCACGTCTGCGCCCGTCAAGACGCCGTTCGCGATCGTGAGCACCTCTCCGGCCGTGTGGACCTCGACGAGCGGCGCCTCGACGGTGATTCTGTCATCCCGCATCACGATCTTGTGGCCCTCGCGGTGATAGATCGCGACCTCGCCCTCCGCGACTTGCACGCGGTAGCGCCGATCGCCGACGGCGATCACGATCGGCCTCGACTGATCGCCGCCGAGGTTCAAAACGACGGCCTCCGCTCCGGCGGCCGGCGCCGACGTGAAGCCGTACGGCTCGAGGTGTTGGAAGTCGTCCGGCGTCGTCTTGCCGCTCTGCTGTAGCTGGTACTCGCGAAGCGCCGTCGACTCCCGCGAGAGGCGCACCTCCGCGAGCGTGACAAGGCCCATGATCCGCGCTTTGAGCGGAGCGACGAGCGCGAGCACCTCGCGGGCGTTCATGGCGCTTTCACTCCGTCGGCGAGCGCGTCGAATTGCGTGTTGACCGGCCGCGCTTTGGCGCCCCCTCGACGACGAGGCGCCGCGGGCGCGAGGAGCTCGAAACCCTCCGGCGGAGCCAGCGTGAGCGCCGCACGCGTCCCGTTGCCGCCGACGGTTAGGGACACGTCGACGACGAGCAGATCGCCGCGTATGCCTCCGAGGTCGTCGCGCACCGTCACGATCTGATTCGGCGCCCAAAGCGCGCCGGCCGCGCCCTGGCGCCATCCCCGCACGTTGTAAGAGGCGCCGATCGACTGCCCGTAGCGCGTCGCCGCTTCCCACTCCGCGCGTTGTCGCGCCCGCGCCGCGTCCTCTCCGCCCTCCGCGCTGATCTCGAGGATGCGCACGCGTCCGAGGTCGCCGCCATCGTCGGCGCCCTGCGACGTCTGGAGTACGGCCCCGAAGTCCTGATCGTCGCCGATGCGCTGCGACTTGCAACGGTAGTCCGTGAAGCGGCCGGAGACGTCGACGGACGAAGACCCCTCGACGACGTTCTCGCCGACGACGAGCGCCACGGCCGCCCGCGTGCTCCCCGCTCGCGTGAGCCGAACGCGCCCTAACGCGTCGTCCGTCACTAGCAAGCTCCGGAGCGCCGCAAGCCGCTGTAGCGCCGCTCCGACTGTCTCCCCGTCCGAGAGGGCGAATCGCGGAATCGGCTCGCCGACGTTGACGTCCTCGAGCACCTCGACGCCGTAGGGCGCCGCAAGGTCCGTTGCGATCTGGAGCGCCGTCCGCGCTCGCCAGTGCCCTGGATCGTTCACGGCGGAGCAATCGACAAGGTCCGAGGTCCGACTCCGCCCCGTCACGGCGATCGTGTGCGACGTCGCGTCGAAAGACGCCTCGAGCTTGTCGATCCAGCCGGTGATTACCAGATCCCCGCCGACGTAGACCTTGACCGCGGACCCCGGCCGCACGCGGAACGCGTGGAGCTCGCGAGGCCATCGCGCACGCGCCGCGACGCGAAATGAACGCGCGATCGCCTCGAGCGAGGCGTCGATCGTGATCTCTTGCCAGCCGGCGAACTCGCGGCCGTCGGCGACAAGCCGGACTTGTTCGGACGGTAGGGTGATCGCGGTCATCTGGAGAGGACCCGCAGATCGCCGGCCGTGAAGAGCGGCGCCATCACGCGGTTACGCGTGACGATCTCGTCGCGCCGCTCCGGATCGCCGTAGAGCTCGAAGGCGAGCACGAGCGAGGGCACCGGAGCGCCGACGCGGAGATCCTCGAGGCGCGGCTCGTCCGCCGCCTCCGCGGCGACGATCTCCGAGACCGCGATCCGGAGGTCGACTAGCGCGCCGTGCGTCTCCGCCGATGTCGCGACCTCGTCGAGCTCCTCGACGTCGCACGCGGCCGCATATGCGGAAACGAACGCCTCCGCGTCGTCGATCGTTTCAAACGCCTCCGCGATTGACTGCGCCCGAGTGCCGAGCTCCGCAAGCGCCGCCCTCGATACGTAGCGGCAAAGCGCCGCTCTGTTGGTTCGGTCCTGCGTCTCCGCCGGAGACTGGCCGGTCGCGACCGCTCGCGCGCTGAAAACCGGAAGCCCGAGCGTTGAGCGGAGCGATCCGTCGTCGAGGATCGCGAACAAGTCGAGCACGCGCGCCGCGAGCGCCTCGACGTCGAGGACGAGCTCCGCCGCGTCGTCGCGTATGGACTCCACCGCGGCCGCGACGGCGAAAGCGTCCTCGAGGTCCGAGAGCGGCGAGGCGATCGCCGTGTCGATGTCGTCGAGGATCTCGCCCAATTGGAGCGCCGCGCCGATCGCCAGGAACGCGCCGCCGATGACGTCGAACACCTCGAGGATGTCGTCGAGCGCGCCCGTCCGGAGCGCCTCCGCGGCGACGGAGAGGGCCGAAGCGGCCGCCGGGATGCCGGTGGGGAAAATGTCCGCGCCGGCCTCGACGAACGCGAAGCGCACGGAGACGCGCCCGGCGCCCGTGTCGTGACTCTCCGAAAAGTCGAAGTCCTCGACGACGACGACGAGGCGCCCAAAGTCCGGATGAATGAGCACGCCATCGCCCGGCCGTTCGACGGCACGGATCAAGGCGTCGCGCGCCGCCGGCCCTATCACGTAGCCGTCGAGCGCAAAGCGCCTCGCCTTGCGCCCGAGATCCTCGCTCGAGGGTGTATCGCGGAGTGGGTACTCGTCGATCACGACGCGGCGCCCCGCGCTGCCTGACTTGCCGACAACGTGGAACGGGACGCCGCGGAACGTAGCGAGCGGTTGACTCATAGCGCGGCCCCGGCGCCCGCGACGCGACGGCCCACCGACGTCTTGACCTCGCCGGGCCCGCTCGTCTTCGACTGCTGGATCGTCATTCCCTCCGGAGCTCCGGCGAATCGCACCTCGACGAGCGAGCGGACGGACGCCTCGCCGGCCGCGACGGCGCCCGGCACCGCGGAGGGCACCGCGCTCGAGGCGCCCGGACTGGCACCGGCGACGGCCGCGCCGCCTTGCATCACGCGTTGCCACGCGCCCGAGCTCGTCGTCTCCTCGTCGAGCAAGCCGACCGCCTCGCCGACGGTACGCACGGCGCCGACGACGGCGTCGACGACACCTATCAACGTGTCGACGACCCCCATGATCGTGTCGACCGCCGCGTCGATCACGCCGACGAGGCCCTCCCAGAGCGCCTTGAAAAAATCCGCGAAAGCCTGCCACGCGCGCCGAAGCGGCTCCGGCGTGATCTTGTCGAGGAAGCCCACGATCGCCGTTGCCGCCCCGAAGACGAAGTCACGGAGGCCGCCGAATAGCGCCGTGACGGCCGCGATCGTGCCATCCCACACCTTGCCGATCCCTTCCATCGCCGTCGTGAGATCGAGCGCGAACACGCCCTCAAAGAACTGCGCGAAGCCTTCGAGGAGCACCTTTAGCCCGTCGAAAAGCGGCGCCACGTAGCGGACGAGGGCGTCGACCGCGGAGCGGATCACCTCGACGGCGCCGACGACGGCCGCGACCATGACGCGCCACACCTCGCGGAAGGTGCGCGAGATCGCGCCCCAATTGTCCCGAAGCGCCGTCACGATCGTAGTGACCAGAGGCGTCACGGCGTCGATCACTTGGCGAGCTCCGGCGATGATGTCCGCCCAAGGGATCCGGCCCATGATGTCGGACACCGTCGAGAAGAAACGGCCCACGTTCTGCGAGATGAGCTCGCCATTCTGCGAGATGAACTCGCCGATCCGCGTCGCCCCCTCCGCCATCACGGGAAGGAGCCGGCCGCCGATCGTCTGAACCACTCCGGCCAGCGTGAGCTTGAGCTTCATAACTGAATCGTCGTAGGCCGCCGCCTTGTCGATCCCCTCCTGCGTCATGACCTTTCCGAGCGTATGCGCCTCCTGGCGCATTGCCTTTAGGCCGTCGGCGCCGTCGAGCGCGATCGTGGATAGCTCCGCGCCCGCCTTGCCAAAGGCCAGCGTCGCGAGCTTGACCCGCTCCGTCGGATCGTCGAGCTCGCCGAGTGCCGCGAGCATGAGCTCGAGCGCCTCCGTCTGCGACGTGGTCGATTTGAGTTGAGCCAGGAACGCGGGAGCGTTTTTCTCGAGCGACTTGGTAAGG